ACGAGCTATTTCATGCCGCTGTTAAGAACCATACGGAAGGCAAGATCTCGCTTTCAGAAACGGAACGCAAGATTCTACAGGCGTTGAAAAAGAGTAGATGGCTGACGAATAAGGAGCTGGCTAAACGGATCAATTATCGTGAACGCACCGTAGAAGCCCACTGTGCCAAAATAAGAGAACGCTTTGGCTTAGATGACCTAAAAGATAAAAATAGCAAACGACTCGTCGTGATTGAATTGGCACAAGTATTGACGCTCGACTAAAGTCTGCGGTTATCCACATTTTAAATCGCTCCTCATTCGTGTATGGTGAAGTTATCCCCTAACCTAAAGGAGCTTCCCCAAATGACCTTACACCTTGAGTATGTCAACACCAAGACGATTCAGCCTTATAAGCAGAATCCACGAATTCACCAGCGTAAACAAATTGCGCAAATTGCTCAATCGATTCAAACCTTTGCGTTCAACAATCCCATTCTCATTGACGAAAAGAATGAAATCATTGCAGGTCACGGCAGGTGGCTGGCGGCTCAAGAACTTCAGTTGAGTGAAGTACCCGTGATTAGATTGTTGCATTTGAGTGAAGCCCAGAAAAAAGCCTATCGTATCGCTGACAACAAACTCACGGAAAACGGGCAATGGGACGTCGACTTATTGAAGCTCGAATTCTTGGAGCTAGAAGCGTTGGATCTAGAGTTTAACTTGGAAATTACAGGTTTTGACATCGCCGACATTGACTTGATTCTGGATGAACAGCTCGCAGACAAAAACACCCCGTTAGATGAACACGCCAATGCCGTCCCTTTTGTACCCGAGCATGAAATTGTCACAACCCTTGGCGACACATGGCTTTTAGGTAAGCATAAAATCATCTGCGGAGATGCCCTTCTTCCCCAAACCTATCAGAACTTATGCCAAGACAAAAAAGCGAGTATGGTCTTTACCGACCCTCCCTACAACGTCAAGGTAGAGGGGCATATTGGCGGCTTAGGAAAAATCAAGCATAAGGAGTTTCAAATGGCGTCAGGGGAAATGTCTTCCCCTGAATTCCAACACTTTTTACAGAAAAACTTCACCCTCCTAAAGGCTTTTTCAAAGAATGGATCGCTCCACTATATTTGCATGGACTGGCGACATATTAAGGAGATCATTGAAGCAGGCACCGCCGTGTATGACGAGTTTAAAAACCTCTGCGTGTGGAATAAAGACAACGGCGGCATGGGGTCGCTCTATCGCTCCAAGCATGAACTCGTCTTTGTCTTCAAGCACGGCAACCGCTCGCATCACAACAATGTAGAACTTGGTTCACACGGACGCTACCGAACCAATGTGTGGGATTACCCAGGGGTCAACTCTTTTGGCGGAGATAAAAATCAACTCAAAATGCACCCCACCGTTAAACCGGTTGAAATGGTCAAAGATGCCATTTTAGATGTCTCCGCTCGGGGTGAAATCATACTCGATGCCTTTCTAGGCTCAGGGACCACCTTAATCGCCGCAGAACAATGCGGACGGATTTGCTACGGCATCGAGCTAGAACCCCTCTATGTGGATACCACGATTCGTCGTTGGCAAGAGGTTAGCGGGCAATCCGCTATTCACCAAGCGACTGGCCAAACATACCGAGAACTGCTGGAGGACAAAATCAATGCCTAAGGACTACGACATCGGCTACGGGAAAGCGCCTGAAGAAAAACGCTTTAAACAGGGGAAATCAGGGAATCCTAAGGGGCGGCCCAAAGGAAGTAAAAATACCTACACCTTACTCAACGATATTCTCAACCAAAAAATCGTCGTCTCAGAAGGCGATGAAAAAATCAAAATATCTAAGAAAATGGCGATGCTCACACAACTGGTCAATAAAGGCGTCAAAGGCGATATAAAAGCCATTACCGCCTTACTCCCCCACCTCTTAATCGCCGATTTGAAAGAAGAAGAACGTCATCAGATACGAGAGCTTTTAAATCAGGACGATCAATTGATTATTGCCGACTATCTTTCTCGATACCATGGAACCAGTGAGGACGAAGCCCATGAGTAAAACCATTTTAAACGCCATCTTACGAAGCGACTTCACCGCCTTTGTCCAAAAAGTCTTTCTGGAAGTCTCCCCCAACGCTCTGTATCTTGGCAACTGGCATATCGATTTAATTTGTCATGAACTCGAAGCCATGTTGGCAGGTCAAAACCCTCGACTGATTGTCAATATACCCCCACGCTACATGAAGTCCATTATCTGCTCCATTGCCTTTCCTGCCTATATTTTAGGGAAGAATCCGAAAGCCACCATTATCGCCGTCAGTTATAACGAAGACTTGTCGCAGAAGTTGGCGTTAGACTGTAAACGGGTTATGGAAAGTCAGTGGTATCGCGATATTTTTCCGCATAGTCGACTGTCCAAAAACAAAAAAGCCATTGCGGATTTTGAAACCAGCCGTGGAGGCGGTCGTTTTTCAACCTCTGTCAATGGCACCTTAACCGGTCGGGGAGCGGACTACCTCATTATAGATGACCCGATTAAACCCGACGATGCCCTCTCCGATCTCCTGAGAAAAAAGACAAATGATTGGTACGGCAGTACCCTCTATTCAAGGCTCAACAACAAAAACGACGGCAAAATCATGGTGATTATGCAACGCTTGCACGACGAGGATTTCACCGGCTACTTGCTTCAAAGCGACAAAACCTTTAAGCACTTAAAAATACCCGCCATTGCCGAAAGCAATGAAATATGGTCACTCAAGCATAAAACAGTAACGCGTCAAAAAGGTGAAGCCCTACACCCTGAACGAGAGTCCCTCTCCAAGCTCATGGACGCCAAAAAACAAATGGGAGAATACCATTTTTCAGGCCAGTACCAACAAAACCCCGCGCCACGAGACGGCGGGATTATTAAGAAAAAATGGCTTAAATACTATGACCCGACCGCCCTTTTCAAAGCCATCGCTGAGAAGGAAATCAGAATCAAATCTATTTTTCAGTCGTGGGATACCGCCAGTAAAATAGAGCAATACAACGATTATTCCGTGTGTCTGACGGTATTAAGAGACAGCAAGGGCGTGCATTATATTTTAGACAGTTACCGAGAAAAACTAGAGTTCCCTCAACTCGTTCATCAAGTGATTCAACGCTATAAATCCGCAGAAACGACCTATGGCCGACGAATAGACGTCTTGATTGAAGATAAGAACTCAGGCATTCAACTCATTCAAACCTTAAAAACCCAACATTGCATCACGGCAAAAGCCGTGAAGCCTGAACAGGATAAACGCACCCGACTCATGGCCGTGTCGCATTTGATTGAAAACGGAAGCTGTCTATTTCCCAATAACGACCCCCACTGGCTTCTTGAGTTTGAATCTGAACTGCTTCGCTTTCCCAATGGTAAGCATGACGACCAGTGCGATGCCTTAAGCCAAGTCTTGGTGCAACCCAATACCTACACCTTCGTCGATGCCTTTTAAAACACGATAGAAAACCCTTGATACTTGCCCCCTTCCAAGGGATGAATAGAGCATGAAAAAAACACCGCTCGATTTACCCAACACCCTAGAAGCCCTCCATGCCTTGGAAGGCGAAGACTTTAAGCGCTTATGGAAACGCTATTTTAAAATCCCCCCCAAGCACCTCAAAAGTGCAATGCTCAAGCCCCTGTGGTATGAAATCCAGTGTGAACGTCAAACGCTGAAACTCCCTCAAAAAGTCATCACCAAATTAAACCGCTATTCAAAAGACGTGAATCACAAGGTCACACGGGCGTGTAAAGTCAAGTACACGCTGTCCACTGGCACCGACATCATTAAGATGTTCAAAAACAAAGAATACAAAGTGAGCGTCCTAGGCGAAAACCAGTTTTTGTATAATCAGGTGACCTACAACAGCCTTTCCGCCGTGGCAAAAATCATTTGCGGTCATAAAGTTTCAGGCAATGATTTCTTTGGCTTAAACAACAAAAAGGTGCGTTATGACACGAAATAACTGTGCGATTTATATTCGAAAGTCCAGTGAAAAAGGCTTGGAACAAGATTTCAACTCCCTCCACAATCAGGAAGAGGCCTGTAAAGCCTATATTTTATCCCAAGCTTATAACGGCTGGCAGCATTACCACACCTATGAAGATGGAGGACTCTCAGGCGGGAGTATGAAGCGTCCTGCCTTACAAGCCCTCTTAAAGGATATGGAAAACGGGGTCATTCAAACTGTGGTCGTTTATAAGGTCGACCGATTGTCTCGCTCCATTATCGATTTTTACCACATGATGCAAACCTTTGACAAGCATGGGTGTAGTTTCGTGTCGATTACTCAATCCTTTGACACCTCTAACTCAATGGGCAAGCTTACCTTGAATATGTTGCTGTCCTTTGCACAATTTGAACGAGAGGTGTCGTCTGAACGCATTCGAGACAAAATGCAAGCCAGTAAAGCCAAAGGCTTGTGGATGGGGGGGCCTTGCCCCTTCGGCTATACCCTGAAAGACAAAAAACTGCAGAGTCATCCGCAAGAAGCGGAGCTTGTTCGGCATATTTTTACGCAATACCTCAAACTCGAAAGCGTTCATACGCTCAGGCAATGGCTCAAAGACGAAGGCTACCCAGGGAAACGAGGCGTGGCGTTTAGTCTTAG